TATCCACAACTGCATCTAGTTTCCCTACCATATCATTTTCTATTTCTGCTTTCATGTATTCCGTTTTTTCTTCCATAAGCAGTAAATCTCTTAAGTGCTTTCTTTCCTCTGTCATATCCTTATTTAAAAATTCTTCCTGATTGAAAGCCAAATAAAATTCCTTGACCATTTTAGCCATCATTTCCCATTGTTCCATCTATTTCTCCTCTTCTCTTTTATATTTTTCAATCCTAGCTTTTAGACTAGACAGTAATTCATCTTGAACATCGCCTTTGCTTTGCAATGCTTTCATTACATCCTCATCTCTTGTTTTTTGAGTAACAAGGTGGTGAATTATAACTTTTTCCTTTTGTCCTTGTCTGTGAAGCCTTTTATTCGCCTGCTGGTAAAGCTCCAAGCTCCAGTTAAGACCAAACCATATTATATGGTTCCCGCCTGCCTGTAAATTAAGTCCATATGCTGCACTCGCGGGATGTGCCAAAAGTATATCAATCTTCCCCGCATTCCAATCTTTTTCGTCATCAGGAGTTTTTAGTTCCCTAACCTCCAGCTTTAGTTTTGACAATGCTTTTTTCAGCCTGATCAAATCATGTTTAAAATTATAAAAGACCAACGCAGATTTTCCATTTAGTTCTTCCACAAGCTCTAAAAATCTTTCAATTTTGCAATTATGAATCTCATAAATATTTCTCTCGTCATCATAAACTGCTCCGTTTGACAGCTGCAACAATTTATTTGTAAGCGCTGCCGCATTTGCCACATCTATGGCTTCGGTATCATTTAAAGACAAAAGCCATTCCTTTTCCAGAGTTTCATATTTCTTCAAAGATCTGTTGTCCAATGTTACTGGAATCACATTATAAGTTATATCGGGAAGTTCCAGATAATCTTCAGCCTTCATGCTTATACAAATATCTCCAATCTTATTTCTTATACTTGAATCTGCTCCTTCCTTTAAGGAATATTCCCCAAAACTTCCATAGCTTCTGTAATCAAAGAATTTATCCCGAAAGGCAGTTATGTTTTTCCCCAGACGCTCCCCTCTATCCAGTAAATAAATTTGAGACCAAATATCCTTCAGCCCGTTTGGTGCTGGAGTCCCAGTCAGTCCAACAACTCTGTTTATTTTCCCAAGCACAAGTTTTAAAGCCTTAAATCTTTTACTCGCATGATTCTTAAAACTTGAAAACTCGTCAACTACAACCATATCAAAGGGCCATTCGTTTTTATAATATTCAACAAGCCAAGAAACATTCTCACGATTGATTATGTAAATATCGGAAATTGTGTTCAATGCTTTTATCCTCTTAGTTAAACTTCCTAAAACTTTTGATGTTTTCAAATATTTAAGATGATCCCATTTTTCAATTTCACCAGACCAGGTGCTTTCTGCAACTTTTTTCGGCGCTATAATAAGAACTTTATTAACTTCAAACATATTGAACTTCAGTTCGTTAATCGCCGTCAAGGTTATTATCGTTTTTCCAAGTCCCATATCAAGCATTAATCCTACGCTCTTGCCATTCACAATTCTGTCGATACAGTATTTTTGGTAATTGTGCGGCACAAATTTCATAATCCATTCTCCCCCTTCTAATTTTGTAGTTCTTGTTTGATTATAAAGTCGATTTGAGTTTTTGAATCTATGACATAAACTGTTTGTCCGCATTGCCTTATTCTCAAAATCTGCTTACTCTGCGACGGTCTTGGCTTTTTACCAGGTGCCTTAAGTTCCGCAAAGAATACTCTTCCGTTATTAAGTATACAAAGCCTGTCAGGTACTCCGGCATTGCCGGGGCTCACAAATTTATAGCACAGTCCACCTACTTTTTTTATCTCTTTTGCCAAATAATTTTCAATTTCTTTTTCTAGCATTTCTACCTCCAAATAAATTTAATTTTCATTAATTTGAGTTTCTAAAAAAATGTCTACAATCTTCGCGCGCACGTGTAGAGATGTTAAATTAAAGGAGAATATACGCGTATTATTAAATATATATTAATATTTCTCCTTTATTTTAATATTCTATATAGGGTTTTTTATATATTTTGTAGTAAATTATATAGTAAGTACCATAAATAAAGGGATTTATTGTCAACAAAGTATGTCAACAAACTTTTTTTCATTTTTTACCATTTTAGCCACTAGCTCTTGTTTTATAAAGGTTTGTGGTGACAACAATCTTTTGTAAAATGACAACAAAATTCCCTAAAATGTCAACAAACTATTTTTTAAAAACTTAGAAAATCTTAGAATTATACCTAAAAACTTTGTTGACATTTTTTTATTTATTTCAATTTATGTTTTTTAAAACAGCCTTTAATTCCTTTATTTATGGTGTGTTGGGTCACTTTAAAAAGTGTCAACAAACTTATTTTTCGTGATTTTTCCACTCCAAAAACTTGTCTGAAGCTATTCTTCTAAATCCCCTTTGGGTGCCGTATCTACCAAATCTAGCCGAAGTTCTCATTCGCTCCCATCCTGGTATGCTTTCCATAATGCTGTTTATCTCCGAACTTTCAAAATTTCTTATATTTTTGGTCTGCATTCCGAAGCATTCAACTAAAATCTCAACAGCACAAATTTTATCCCTATAGATAAAGTCCCCTTCATAAGTGTAATTGCCACTCAAGTAATCTCTCCGTTTATCAGGAGACAGTTTGTTCCAGTTATCTGGGACTTTTCTGTCCAGAAACTCTTGAATTATACCTTCTTTAGGATTCGATACCCTATGCTCTGCCTGATATTGTCTTGAAAGCTCTTCAGCTTCTCCGGTAAGCATTAAGACTTCCCCAGTTTTATAGTTTTCGTAGGCTTCCGCCCAAATTTGGTCAACTTCGTTATCCAGGTCATCCCAGATTGATTTTCTAGGATCATTGATTCCCACGACCACTGGCCAAAAACGGCGGTTCCCTGTTCGGTCTCTTAAGAACTCCCAGTCGTTTGAAGTACCAAAGAAAACACATCTTCTAGGATATTTATTTGTTCTTCTTCCATATGCTTCCCTGTAAATATCTTCATTCTTACTCAAGAACTGCTTTATCAAATTAGTTTCAGTCTTATTAAATCCAGTAAGTTCTCCTATTTCATTAATCCATGTTCCCTGAATCATTTCAGCGGCTTCTTTTCCTTCAAAATTCTGTAAACTGTCCGAGTACCATTCCATCCCTAGCTTATTCAGAAATGTGCTCTTACCTAAGCCTTGCCTACCTGTAAAGATTGGCATATAATCATACTTAATGCCGCCTTCTACCGCTCTTGCAACTGCTGCTGTCAATGATACTCTAATTACTGCTCTCGTATAAATATTGTCTTCAGCACCTAGATAATCAATCAGCAAGGTTTCCAGTCTTTTTTGGCCATCCCATTTTAAATTTTCTAAATATCTTTTTACCTTGTTAAACTTATTTTTGTGCGAGTTCAATAAGAGTGCGTCATTTATTTTCTTTTCTCCGCTTAACCCAAATTTAGTTTCCAGATAATTTCTCAGTCCGCTGTCATCGACTTCCTCATATTGCCTTACAATATTTGATTTGTTCCATGGAAGACTTCCTAAGACTACTGCTCTGTTTGAAAACTCGTCAAGCGCCATTTTTCCTTTTAAGTAGGGGTCATTTTCTAATACAATTTGAACATTTCTTATCGTTTTTTTAATAACTCCGTTAGAAGTTATCTCAAATTTTGACATCCAGGACAGATCCTTTTCGTCGTTTTCTTCTTCATCGAGAATCTCAAAGTCATCTTTTGCATTATATATTTCAGCATTCACGATATTTGCTACTTCTGAAATCCCTCTTGCAAGTTTGGACATTTCAACAAATGAAGGTAATTTTCCATTTGGAGTATTTTCTTTTGCGTCAGCATCCAAATCAGAAAACTTATGTATTCTCACTAAGTCAAAAGCGTTACACAATATTCCACTTGCAGGGTCTGTCGCATGGTGCGAGTAGCTGAACAAATCGTCATATACAACTACTCCGCCATAAGTACTTCCACCTGTATAGGTCATCCTTTTTCCATCGTCTGACACCTCATAAACATCTGGAATAAATTTATTGACGGCTTCTATAATTCCATAAGTTTTACAGAAAGCTCCTACTATCCCGGTTTTTTCTAGCGGATTTTCCTGTTTTTTCTTTAGCCGTTCCAGCATCTTTTCAGAACCGGGAACTTGTGGCCATTCCCTCATATCGCGCCAGTCATCATACATTTTTAAAACCGCTTTTACATCAAACATAGGAGATTCTATATCATATTCATAGATATAATTGCTATCTTTTGAACAGCTAGGCCAGTACATTAATCTTGCCGGTTCAAAAGTTGTGGGGTCACACATTGAAATTCCTAACATAGAACCAATCTTTCGTGCTACAGGCTCATATTCATCACAAGCCATACTTTCATTTGCTAAAAAGATTACCCGAAGCCTAGGAGCTGATTCTGTGTGCTTACGAGTACTGTAAACCACATGGCTTACTCCTAAATCTTTTATCTTTTTTAAAACTTCTAAAGTCTTTCCTGGCTTTATGCTATCCAAATCCAGCGTTATCAAATTCCTGCTTAGCAGGTTCGAGTTTTTTCTTCTGCCATCTTTCAGCTCTCCACCAACAAAACCGCCTACATCTTTTAAGTCATCCTGCTTTGTTTTTGGCATTTTCATATACTCTTCCAATGTTTCGGTGCTTCTAAATGGAGTTTTAAGTCTTTCTATGAACTCTGACCAAAACAGCTTCTCCTGTTTCCACACCATATCTTTTCTGCTATTGGCGGTACTTATTGATATTTCTCTATTTGTCATACTTTTGCCTCCTCCTTTCATTAATCTTTTTTATAATACATAGTTTCAAATCCATCAGCCCTTAATAGTAGCCCTTTAGCCCATTCTATTTCCTGCCCCATTATCTCGCATACTTCATCTACTGTTGTTTCCATAGGAGCTTCAATAACTACTTCATCGTGAATGTGCATTACAATTTTGAATCCTTTTTCAGTTAATCTTTTTATCGACACCGCCAGGCAATCTCTGGCGATTGCCTGTACAATATTTTCCACTAATTTTCCACCATAGGTTTCTGCAGTTTCCCATTTTCCAGTAGTTTGATTTTGTGCCATGTAAGTTATAACTTTTGAATCCCAGCTGTTTAATTTTGTTCCTGGATTAACATAGTATAATTTTCGTCCGCTTGGAAGCTGTACTGTTAAAAAATCCAGCCCATTTGACAAATCCCCTTCCTTTTCAAAAATAATGCCGTTCACGGCTTTTCTTCCGCTACCTTCGACAACTTCTATAGCTGTGCTTCCAATTGCCCACCAGAGCCCTGTAATGTTCTTATTTGAGCCTCTCCACATCTTTACTATGCCTGGCAGTTCTTCTTCAGTCAATCCCATGTTTAAAGCTCCCATTGCCTTTAATGCACCAGGTCCTCCCTGATAGCCAAGAGCAAGTTCTGCGACTTTTCCTTTTTGTCTCAAAGCATACTCAGGATTCCCTTTTTTTATCTTCTCAATTGGAACTCCAAACATTTGGCTGGCGCTGGCTTCATAAATTTTTCCATGCGTTTTAAATACTTCACTTCTCCAACGCTCTCCGGCAAGCCAGGCGATTACTCTTGCTTCTATAGCTGAAAAATCTGCTATTACAAACTTTTTCCCTTCTTCTGGAATAAATGCAGTACGGATCAGCTGCGATAAGGTGTCAGGAATGTTTCCATAAAGAATTTCTAAAGTCGCAACATCCTTTCTTTTTACGACCTCACGAGTTCCACTTAAATTCTGTATGTAATTTCTTGGTAAATTTTGAACCTGTACAAGCCTTCCTGCCCATCTGCCAGTTCTATTTGCTCCATAAAACTGTAGCAATCCTCTTACACGATTTTGTTCACCTAATGCCGCCTTCATTGCAACATATTTCTTTGTGCTTGTCTTCGACAATTCTTTTCTTATTTCCAGAACTCTATTTACCTTTCCAGTAACTTCTTTTATCAGTTTCTCTACCGTTGCTTTTTGCAAATTTTCAACTTTTACATCTTGGCTTTTTAGCCATTCCAGCAACTGGCTTGTACTATTTGGATTATCAAGTCCTGTAATATCTCTAGCCTCATCCATTAATTTTTCATTCCAGTATTCGCTTATCCACAATGAGCTATCAACTAAATCGGTATCTATCGCAATACCTCTTTCGTTCATCCTAATATCCATTTGCCATTGCTCCCATTCGTTTTCAGGAACTTTTACGCTTTTTAACTTGTTCATTATCGCCATTTCTGCCACTACATCCTGCCTGTTATATTCCACAAACAAATTCCACTTATCCAAGTCGTGATGCGGTAAATTTCTTGTTCTTCCACCGTTAGCCCTAGTTGCTTTGCAGGGGACGGAAAAATATCTTATAAGCGCTTTCCCAGACATATCCTTTTTTTTATCTTCTTCAAATCCTAATGCTTTACCCACTTTTCCTAATCCACCAGGAAATCCAGCATAATAGGCGTGTATCATTGTGCATTTCCATTGCTCTAAATTAGTTTTGAATCCAGCACGATTCAAACAATACCATTCAAAATTTGCATTGTAGGCCCTTAATTCAGTTTTATTGTCGCTAAGCCTTTTTATAATCTCATCAGGAACCGTTTCTCCCTGTGCTAAATCAATAACTTTTACTTCCGAGCTATTCAGTGAGTAAGCAAAAAGAAGGATTTCAAAATCATTGCTTTGAGCGTATTTGTATAAACCTGATTTTCCAATGTCTATACTGCTGTAAGTTTCAATGTCTATATTTAATACATCCATATTTTTTTTATCCTTCTTTCTGTTTTTATCTATTTTAATCTTCTATGCATAACACTTTTTTACCAAGGCATATCGTCATCTTCGACAACCTGGAAATCCTGCTGAGCATTTCTTCCTCCGGCTAAACTTTCACCATCTTTTATCTTTTGTACATTTCCTAATCCAACTCCGATACCTCTTTTATTCATGTATGCATAAGGGTAAAAGTTAATTGAGACATTAGCATAAATTCCGCTATAAATTTCGCTTTGATCCATAATAGGCTCCACTTTAGCATTTACTACTTGTGGCGGGTAATCCACTTTTGCTGATGCATTAATAACCCAGCACCCTTTGCATTCATCCCCATAAGGTGTTCCATCTTCTTTTTTCCCATCGCCATCTTTTAACGGAGAATTTATTTTAATTGGTCTGACTCCTCCCCATTTATCCGAAACTCCATATTCTTCCGCCGCTTTTATCGCCGCATCTATTTTCAGTTTTGTTTTTGTATCTCTCTTATCAATTAAAATCGTTGTGCTATATTTTTCCTCCTGTCCTTGAACTGCCGCATGCGGTTTAAATAAATGAACATAACTTAATCTTCCTCTTACTACTATTCTTGTATCTGCCATAAAATATCATCCTCTCTATTCTTCTATTTTTTTAAATTCATCTGATGCATCAATTACATCTTTCTCATATTTTTTTCTTTTATCCGATTCAACTACCAAAGTTGGCTTTCCCTTCGGCTTAATAATCAAATCTCCTGCAATCTCTCCAAATCTTTTTTTACCTACAATCCCCTCAAGCTGTGTCAGTGGCAGCAACCTTTTTTCAAACAGTAAAGCCTCTTCAACATCATTTTCCTTAAGTGTTTCCACTAATTTATCCGAGTCTTTAATTTGCCTAATTGACCTTCCTTCCACAACTTTCCATCCAGGAATCTCTTCGCCATTTAATAACTTTGTCAAACTTTGATTTTCTATATCTTTAACCCATTTGGCTAAGTCTTGGGCCTTTTTTAGGATTTCCCCCAGTTCTTCATTTGTCAAAATATTTCCTTTTAACTTCATTTCAGTTTCAAGTTCCATATTTTTCTCAGCTCTTGCCTTGCACAAAGCTTTAGCCCTGCAAAAAGTGCATTCTCCCGGAGTAAATTCTCCATCACCTTCGTAAGCTTTTTGTGCGGCAGGTTTTACTTCATTTTCCGCCCAGTCCATCAATTCTTTAGAACTAATTTGAAAAGTGCTGACGCTATCCAATCTTGGCTGCACGATTCCCATATCTATGAGGTCTATGTCAAAATAAAGTGAATATTCTAAGTAGGCTCCAAGTGCATAAAGCATTAACTGCGGATTGCTTTCAGCGAATACTGGAACCCCTCTTCCATATTTTAAATCCCTGATATATAAAACTTTTTTCCCTGTATCAATGGATATGAAATCTGCAGTTCCGAATCCATCTGGCACATATTCGCTAAAGTTCACTTTCTTTTCTACTACCGTAGTGCTTATCGGATTTCCGTTGAACTTCATCAATAATTCTTTTATGTGGTCAACATAAAATTCTGTGAATTCGTCCATTTCATTTTTATACAAATCATCTGATTTTATCTTTTTTAGTTCACTGTTATATTTTTTGATTCCTAACGGACTTAGATATTTTCTAAGCTTAAGCTCTGACAGTTCATGTGCCAATGTTCCTTCTCTTGCATAATTGGATGTTACATCTTCAAACATATCTTCCATTCTCGCACTTGGCGGACACTTCATCCATCTTTTAGCCCCACTTGCACTAAGCAAAGCGTGTCCTCTTTCAGAATGATTTATAGCCATTATATTCTTACCCCCAGTTCTCTTAAATCGTTAGCAAAATCTAAATATCTTTCATCAGATAATGCATCAAGTTTTTTAACTTCATATTTTTCATTAAGCAGCTTTTTAATCTCCAAGCCTTTCCCAAGCCCAGAACCTTCGACACATCCAGCTCTTAACTGCTCAAGCGTCAATTTCGGCGCAACAGCTTTTGGAAGTTCAATCTTTTCTTCTTTTGTTCCCTTTAATTTTTCTTCCTTAACAGAATCCACTTTTATGTCTACTCCTGAACTTTCTCCCCCTTGGATCTTGTCTGTTATTTTTTCAATAACAGCTTCACCTTTCATTATGTTATTATTTCCCAACGACATTATCGCCTTTGAAAAATTTTCAATCACAGGTCTGCTACCTTCTTCAATTTCGATTATTAACTTTATTTCCATAATTAATCTATCCTTTCTAAAATTTATATATTTTGTTAAACTCTTAACGCCAAAGGCATAATGAAGTAAACACTGTTTTCTTCATTATTCCCTTTAACTTTTACCGAACTTCTTTTGTTTAGCAAATGTAGTTCGGTTATCCTATCTTTCACAATATTTAAATAATCAAGTAAAAACTTAACATTTAAAGCAATTCGCAAATCTTCCCCAGATTGAACAGTTTTTATTTCTTCATTCACCGTTACTGCTTCGTTTTGTCCGAGTATTGTAAGTTTGTTGTTATGAAAGTCAAATGTTGCTCCATTTTTACTCTCTTTATTACTTTTACAAACATTTAACACTCTTTTTAGAACATCTTTAAATTCTTTTGTGTTCAGTAATATCTTTACATCGTAATTAGAATTAGATATTATAGAATTATAATTCGGATATTGTAAATTGTGAGGACAAAATTTGACTTTTAAATTGCCAAACCATACACAAAACTGGTTTTCGTTGTGCACTATTTCAACAGTAAAATCTTGTTTTGTATTCATCTTAATTATTCCGTTTACAACCTTGATTGGAATAAGAACATCAATTGTTCCATTTGTTTCTGTCTCAAATGCTTTCTTTGTGTATGACATCCTGTAAGTATCTGTCGCAACTGCTTCCAAAATATTATCCTTTGCAATTAATTTAACCCCACATGTTGCTAAATTCTCCTGGTCTGTGTCGGCGGCAATAATCACTTTTTTTAACAAATCTATGAAATCGGACTTATCTATTTTGAAGGTTTCTCCATCTATAACTTCGGTTTCAATACCTTTTTCTTGAATACAGTTAATTATTGCAGATGAGTTTCCCGTTCTTATAAAAAGTGAGCCTTCTCCGCCGTTACTGCTAATCGTGATATTGTCGTTGTTAAATCCGCTTAATGTGTCCTTCATCGCCGATGTTTCTACTAATGCGCTTCCTTCATCAACCACACTAACGTTATTCAATCTATAGCTTGCCCAGATTCTGTCCTTATCAGTTTTGTTAATATAAACTTTTCCATCTTTTGACTTTATTTCCAGAAAGTCGTTTCTCCTTGTTGAAGCAATTCGTTTGAGCCCTGTAATTGCTTTTAACAGTTCTTTTCTGTCTACAGTTAATTCCATTTTTTCTTTCCTCTTTCTATTTTATATTTTACATCTTCTAAAAATGCTATAATTTCATTTAATTTTTCCAACTTTCCATCCTGTGTTAAATAATCAGCTCCTACAGGAATCCTAAATCGTACATCTCCATATGTGTTCGGCTTCCAACCTGACTTATAATAATCGACAGATAAAGTCTCTACATG